ACTCCTTCAGATTTCAATCCACGATGAACAATATGCACATCAATCTTGTGACGTGGGAAGAATTGACTCAGAAACCAATTGGTAACATCCTCACAGAGGATTTGAGAATAATTGTATCCAGAGTGAGTGAGATAATGCATGTGCCCCAGTGTAGAAACCAGATAAAAGAACTGACAAAAATGAGTTTTTCTTTAGCAGTCATCACATGTAAAGGTATCCGCCCGCCCAATCTGCCCGCTCAAAACATTTCTCACGGGACTCAATGTTCAGAAGATTGTAACGCACATGTTTTGCAGGTGATTTGTAACTGGCGGGTTTGTAAACTTCGCCAGTCTTCTTATCAACAAAGGCATGGACAGATTTTGAACCTGATTCAGTTTCCATCACCAGTTTGTGATACTTACGTCCACCTTCTTCGATGTAAAACTTGTAGTCAGAATTGGGGTGACGGTGTTGCATATCCGTCAGCAGGCAATCACACAACATCAGGCAATACTTGCGGATGTTGAGTTGAATTTGATTGCGTGCGTCTTGAGTTGCAACGAAATCAGCAAATTCAGTCTTCATGGTGTGAATCCCTTGAACATCTTTAATATACATGCCAGAGGCGCTTCTGGGTGCCTCTGGTGGACACTATGCCAACTGTCCGTAGTTTACATTGTTGAAGTTTGCATGTGAAAATTGCTCTCGGTTGATGAGTTTGTACATGCCAAATTCATTGGTGCGAACATAACCTTCACCACCACATTGTTGGTTTCCGATGTATGCTTTTGCACCATTGTTGCGGCACAGGAACAACATATCTTCCTTGATAGATTTCACCAACAACCAGAAACTAATCAGTCTGGAATTATCAAATGTTCCAGGCACGACTTCTCTACCTTCTCTAACACATTTGTTCAGTTGAATCTTCAATTCCTTTGCTTCTTTTTCATTCACGAAGTCTACCAACTGAGACATCTGTCGTGCGAAACCAACAATCTCCACGAAGTCTTCATCAATCTCCCATGCAACTGGTTTGACAAATTTGCATTGCTCAGTATCATCGAACACCACGAAGTCTTCGATAACATAAGCATCCTTCAATTCACCATCTGTTGCATAGATTGTGTGTGGAGCAACAATAACATCTTGCTCAATTATCTCAGGGAAGATGTAAGTAATCGTGTTGGGAGTGTAAGTATCATCACCCCCAAAACCAATAAAGTCACCTTGAACGATATAATCTGTGCGAGGCAGAGAATCAAGGCAAGCATGAAGAATATCCGCAACTTCACCCGAATGGTTCTTGTCAATTTCTTCATGAGAATGATTGATTTTGATTTTTACTTTGTTGAAGACAGATTTAGTCCCAACAAAGAACTTTCCGTTCGCAGGATTAGTGCCCCAAACTATTGCTGGGCGTCCATCAATCTTGACAGACAATTTACTCTTGGCAAGAAACCAATTCAATACAGATAAATCACCTGTAAGAATGGTATCTTCGGGATGCTCAAGATGCTTGTTCTTCATCAGAATCAGGTTTGATTTTGGTAACTTTAGGACCGACTTGTACGCGGTTGGTTTCATAGAACCAGGCAACACGTTCGCGACGTGCTTGCATCAGCATATCATATTCTTCCTGTTGTTCTTTAGTGAGACGAAAATCTTGACGCCTCCAGGTATCTTTAAGTTCCCGCAGATGTGGCAGGACATTGACAGTATCGGTAGGAAAATTCATCAGACAGTAAAATCAGTTTGGTTGAACTCGTCGCAGTTGATATTCATTTGTGTGTCATTTTCTTCGAGTTCTGTGATGTCGAAGATTTCACCAGGCATGTCCTGAATTTCGCTCCAGATGTCGTCCATGGATTGCATTTGTTTGACTCTGTTAATATACACGGGATTGATTGACTTGGTTGATATGGTGGACAGTTATTGAGGTGTCCCGTATTCCTTAAATCTATGATCTAAGAACTGCGTGATGCAATACTTACCACGCTTTTTAGTTTTGTGTGCTTCATCCATAACAACAGGTGTGGATGCATGGTTTACAATAGAGGGAAAAATTACCAATCTATTGTTAACACATTCAACTTGCATATTGAAGTCAGGAAATAGTAAATCACCTCCTTCAAATCGTTTTGGTTCTTTATAGAAATATGTTAGTACAGTTAATCTACTTTCATCATAGTGAGATTGATACTCATTAGCGTCTTCATAGTATAGGATTTGTGTATGATGCGTGTTCATCGCTCTCATGTCAAAAAACCAGTGAGGATGATTGTTGATGATAGAACACTCATCAGAAAATATCTTTTCTGTTACAGTAAGAATGTTTGATGATTTTCTGTTCCAAAAAAATTCATCAAGATACACACATCCTACATTCTTTATTTCGGTTACTCCAGTTTTATCCTTGAATGGTTCAATCATCCTCCTATTATCGGAGAGATAATCTAATTCTACCATAATTTCACGCACCTCAGTATCATCATAGAAGTCATCTATGATAATCAAAGGTATTTCTTCATTATGATATTGTATGTTCATTACTGAACCAGAATCTTGATTTCTTTTGCTCCTAAGTTATCCTTTACATGCTTTTCCCAGAACACAGCATCTTCAATTTTCATGAAAGTTGCTGTTTGTTGTGCATAACCTTTTTTCTTCGGTTTTAGATACATCACTTGGTACATCATGCCAGTGTCTCAATACTCCAGATACAATAAAAATGTTAGTGCCCATGTAACTAACAAATATACAGGTGCGAATGATAGCAACCCAATCATCATAACTCTCTGTTTTTGTGTCACTGAAACTGCCTAACGAATACTTCCAAATAGTCCATAATCTTTTCACGGATCTTGATACCGATGCTCTTGCGATTTATATGTATCAAACCTATTGTATGTTTCCATATCATCTAAGTTTGAAGCGTTTGCATATCTCCTGCTGTGAACATACACTAACTCATCCCAAAATTGAGTATAGCAAACAATTAGGCAGTGATGATTCTTATGGAGGGGAACCAAATCATCTGCTTTTGGTTTGACTCCTATCTCAATCGTGAGATATTCTTCATCGACAAAATACACCCATCCCTCAACATTACGCCAAGAAACATAATCATTCAGTCTGGGTTTGTATTTCATGAGAACGCTGCCATCAAAGGATTGAGATTTAACTGCATTGCAGTATATGGGCGGGTGTTGTTAATATCTACCGAATCTCCTTGCTTGGAGAAGTTAATAGGCGCGAAATACCTTCTCTTTTTTCCATCATAGAATCCCCAGACGGACTTAGGTGCCACATCAGTATAGGAGAAACTACCATCATTGACAATGCAAATGCGAAGAACATTACGTCGAAATTGTTCCACTTCGTAGTGGTATCCTTTTGGTGGTTCATGAATAAAATCAGGCGGGAGTTCCAACAGGTTCATCATCAACAGAGATTGATTCGTATTCTGGATACATTGTAGCAATAATGTACTGTGCTAATTCTTGTGTAGGTGACACAACAAAAACTTCCACAGTATAAATGAGTTGTTCATCAGTTTCGCCACCTTGCATGGTAAGTTCTACCACACCACGCCATAAACTACCGTTTTTGAGATGTTGTTCCCATCCCACAATCATATCAGGTTGCATGATGTCCTTTCAAATCAGGATTTGGTTGTGATTTAGTCAAATCTCTACGAGATTGATTCTTAATAATGATAAACGCATCTTTATTATACTTACGAGTGCCAATCGGTGATTGCCACTTTTTATTATACTCTTCACCTACATCAATACCAGAGACTTGAGTTCCTCCAATCTCAACATCAACTTCATCACCATAATCCCATCCAAGTGCTTCCAAAGCAATGGCAAGTTTTCCTAGCATTTTACCTGGATACATGACAGATTCATCCATGACATGTTCTTCGGGTTCAAGATTTCCATTCATGTGGTAAACTCCTCTACAACTCTTGACTCAAGATTTTCTGCTAGAGCATAAGTTCGTGAATTAGTAATGTTTTCACGAAGTTTGCTATAGTATTGTTGATTGAAACCATCATCCGAATCTGAGATGAGATTAAAACAATCTTCATCATTTTCTGCAATTACATTCCACACTCCACCATACTCACTAGAAGGAAATGGAATGAAGTGATCGACAATGTAGAAAAACTTTTGTGCCATTGTTTGTGATAAATTACTCCTTGATTTTAGACTGATTTGTGAGGTTAGTCAACTGTCGCTCTAATTCACATTTGATTGATGACAGTTTGCAATAAAGATAATGTCTGTATTCATTATCTTTAGTGAGTTCTGTAATTCCATCTACTTGATACAATGCAAGGATTAACCTTGTTTGCTCATCCATCAATAAAACTCCGCGAGGTAATAATCAACAGTCACCTCAAGTTTTTCTGCTTCCTGTTCTGCCTGTTTCCAGAACTCCTCAGCAATCTTTTCCATTTCTTCGTTGGTGTTAGTCATAGTTTGGAAATTTTGGTGAGTTGAAAACCTTCACGCAATGCGTGTTGAATGATAAGTTCAGGAGAAGTTCCCCTGAGTGGAATGTTACGATGGAGGAGGAAATCCTCGCAGGATGCTGCGAGAATCTCCTTTGCATCATCAGTAAGTTGTTCTAAATCAATCATACGGCAAGTGCTCCTGAAGGGATGGGAATCTCCTGCATGTATGTATCATCCCAACTACGATTATTATAACATACCCAACCAGTATCCTTCAAAATATAAGCATATTCTTCACCTGCCTCCATGTATTCCTCGAAGTTTTTGTGAAGTGCAGGAGGGCAATCTTCGCCCCGTTGAGAGTAATACTGAGCACCATATTCTTCAGCAGGTTCTACACTATTCCAGCGATCTTTTGTCCAGCAAACTGACATGTCGCCGCCATCAATCAGTTCAGATGCTTTCTCCCTGGTGTTGTAATGTGTTTGCAGGATGCGTCCCAACCACTCAGGATAACCATCCCAGTGGTGATAAGCAGACAAGATGCTGCCATCCTTGAGTTCAATTCCGATGCGTGAACGAGTGCCCATGATGAAGAAAAGAAATGTGGTAGAGGGTGGGCAACTGTTTGTCGTTGCCTCTTACTGTTTTACCCTCTGTGTGGTGTCTCAGGTCTCCCTTCGACTCATTTAATATAAGGCATCCGCCAGTGCATTTGAGATGGGAGTGGACGCTTTCTCTGCTGTCACACGCTTCTCAATTCTTTTCTGGCAAATCTCATAGTATTTTGTATCAATTTCATATCCAACATATTCTCTACCATTTTCAATACACATTGCAGCAGTTGTTCCTGCTCCCATGAAAGGATCGAGAACTAAATCACCTTCTTCACTCCAAGTAAGAATATGATCGCGTGCTAATGCCTCAGGGAACATGGCAGGATGTTCAAATGCAAATTTATCCTTAGTTGTAAACCCAGCACCAGTATTGTACTTCCAGATATTATTTCTGGGAGAATGTGTGGGAGTTGGTTTCTGCTTTCTCTCTACAAGATTGCCGTCTTTATCTCTATAAGTTCCTTTTCCCCAATTTGTGTGCCCTGCCCACTTGTTCTCCTTGTCGCAAATAAGATTAGCAGTTTTTGGTTTTTTACCTTTACTCAACACGAACATGTATTCAAATATCTGTGAATACCTGTTACTATCTGCTCTAGCAGGAAATGATGCTCCATTCTTCTCATATATCATCGTATCATGCAACTTAAATCCTAAGTTCATGAAGTGCAATGCTTGTCTAAAACTACTACCAGTCTCTCCACCTTTGATGCAAGCATCACCAACAACCCAGACAATCACACCTCCAGGTTTGATAACTCTAGTGAGTTGTTCTGCTACCTGTTCAAATACATTCCAGTCCCATTTACTGCTGTCATTGTATGTTCGCAAGTCATCATAAGGTGGACTCGTTACACACAAGTCCACACATTCGTCTTCTAGTTTCTGCATACCAGTGATGCAAGATTCTTGGAATACTTGATTCATGTGAGAAAATTAGACACAAAAAAATGGAGGAGACTTGCTCCCCCATAGTATAACAGATTCAGATGCAATAAGCAATCGGAGTCTTTTTGAAGACAACATTCTTGCTACCCTTAGTGCAACGTCCGAAAATCATTGCATCCTCGATAACATCGTGCATCTCCTTAGGGAACTTGAAAGTGGTGCGTGAGTTGTTACCACTGTGAGTGCCATGTCGGTTGATGCGGATGTCATCAAGAACACACAGATTGAGAGAAGCAATAAATGCTTTCGATTCAAGAAGTTCATTCAAGTTTTTAGTCTTGTCGAACTCCCAGAGAACCTGAACAAGATTCATTGGTTTCTCTTCCTTCGGGGAATGTGTTGCCCCTTGGATGTCATTGCCCTGCCCAGTCTTGATTTCGTAGGGTTTACCCTGGAAAATCATGTCACCACCACTGTTAAAAGATGGGGAACAATCATAACCCTTATCCTGAAGATAAAATGGGAGGAAGAGTTCAAACATTTTGCCGAACTCAACACCCAAATCAACGGAAAACTCAGCACGGGACTTAACATCAGTCCAATACGAATCACGCAGTTGAACAATGTTAAGTTCAGGATTGATTTTCTTCCAGAACTTCAGGAGTCGGAAATCAAGAATCTCATCGTTGACTTTGTTGAGAATCTCTTCAAAGTTGTCAGAGATGATTTGATTGAGAGTCATGGGTGATTTGTTTGACACTGTTAATATACACGAAAAAAGAGGGGACACCAGTCCCCTTGTGACACTTCTTCGATTGGCACACAATCAGCGGCGAATCTCAGAAATAGCAGGCAATCCTTCATTGAATACAGTATCAACAACTGCCTGCACTTTGCGAGCAGTGCTAATACCAACTGAATCATAGGTAGGTACACAAACCAAACCAAATGTTTTTTCAGTGCTACCCAATCGAATCACACGTCCAATAGATTGACTGATACCAATATAATCCATGTTCCGCATGAAGATAACTGCCTCAAGTCCGCTAACATTGATACCTTCAGACAGAATAGAGTGGTGGATAACAACAAATTTCTTGCTAGAATCCTTGCCCCAGGTATTCAAAGTCTCAAAGAATGTCTCCCTATCAACTTTCTTACCATCGATGATTGCACCAGTCTTAGATGTAATCGTCATCCAAGAATAACCACGCTCATACAACTCAGCACAGAAATCAGACTCACTAAGTAGATTGATAATCTGCTTTGTAGTGCGAGCACAGATAAGAGTCTTGTCGATGTTGTTGTCATCGATAGTCTCAATCAGGTTGTCACAATCGTCAGCATACATTACCTTGCGTCCCTTAATCATAGGCAGTTGCTTGATAACAACCTTAGGAGGGAGAATGTAACCACCTTCAACCAATTCAGGAGCAGGAACATTTACAAGAACTTGTCCATAAACATGTCCCCAGT